CAGCCAGCCCTCTGGTAGTGTTTTTTATCGTTCATCACGGTTTGGATATGAATTTTAAAAATTACGGTTATAATAAACGATTATGAATATGAAAACGATACCAATGACGCTCATTTATGCAGGTCAGAGACTTATGGAAGGGCATAAATTACAGCCTGCCTACTACTTACTAGAAGAAAAAAGGATCATATACTTTGGCAAAAAACTTGTAGGATATGAAGCCATTGGTACTGTGATAGCCGCAGCGTGCAGCCCTATCGAAGATGGTACCGCGTCTTGGAGTAATATGAAGATCCAACCTAAAGTTGAAGGCCTTGTGCCTGCTGAAATGATTACTAATTGGACGGCAGTACATAGGGAGGCACTGTTGGAAAAGGAGGTACTGAATGAGACGGCAAAAGAACATCCCGAAAGTATTGAGAAGAAGATTGAAGAGCTTCGGGATACAATTCGATTCGCAGCAAAGTCGTCTAGTTCTAAAGCTAGATTGGCATTATATGTTTACTCTAAATTGATTAAGTAATGGTGCGGACTAAATTTTCAAACGGATTGGAAGTGCGTGTGCTAACTACTAACAAGCACAGGCGGAGACGGTTTCAGTACATGTTCCAAAATAGATTTGGTTTCGCTGTGCTGCTACACATCGGCAAGACAGAAAACAGCACGTTCATAATATATATCAACCCTAAAAAAGTACGACTATGGAAAGGATGGATTCCCCAAAAGCGAAGCCGAAATTGAACGGGTTTAAAATGCGTGGAAAGCTGTACAAATTTCAAGAGCAGAAAGTGGATAGTTGGATTCCGAAGGCCATTGTACTAGAACAAGAGTTATTAAAAAAGTACTACTTTTGTAGTGCCGCCGAAGCATCGGATACTCCAAAATGCGGAGAAGAAAATCAATGAAGAAGACATGAAAAAAAAGGCATACATAGAAAATGGCACCATTGTCATTAAGTTTCCTTTCGCCTATGAAACAGTGGCAAACGTGAAACAATTAGACGGACGAAGATACAATCCTAAGGGGAAGTTTTGGACTGCGTACTTGCATACACCAAATATCATTACCCTGCAAGGATTCGGCTTTGAAGTAGACGCAGAAATGCAATCACGGGTTGATAACAGTGCAGCACCACCTACCACTCCAAAGATCAGCACGCTGAAACCTATTAAAAACATCCCCGGATTCTTGGGCCAATTATATGGGTATCAACAAGAAGGCGTCGCGTTCCTTGACGAAAGAAAAGGGCGTGCAATTTTAGGTGATGATATGGGATTAGGGAAAACGTGGCAGGCTATTGCCTACATGCAGCTACGGAAGGAGGAAGTGCTTCCTGTGGTTATCGTTTGCCCTGCATCGTTGAAACTAAATTGGAAGCATGAGATTGAGACCTTAATAGAGAACCCTCCGACTGTGCAAGTACTAAGCGGTCGACTAATCAGTGAGATATATGGTAAAATTATCATATTGAATTATGATATACTGCCCAATTGGGTAGGGGTTTTAGGTAAAATCAAGCCCCAACTATTCATACTTGACGAGAGTCATAAAGTCAAAAATAATACAGCTAATCGAACCAAAGCAGCAAAGCAACTAGGCAAGCAAGTCCCGCGGGTGATTCCTATATCGGGAACGCTTATTCAAAGTCGTCCTATTGAAATGTATAACAGCATACAAATGGTAGACCCAACGCTGTTTCCTAATTTTATGCAGTTTGGCAAAAAGTACTGCGGAGGCCACCATAATGGATTTGGGTGGGAGTTTAATGGCGCAACTAATATGGCAGAGCTTCACCAAATCCTCACCGACACAATTATGGTCCGTAGGAAGAAGGAGGATGTGCTTACACAGCTACCTCCTAAAGTGCGTCACATTATTCCATTGGAAATTACAAACCGATCGGAGTACACGAACGCCATTTCTAATTTTATCAAATACATGACGGATACAAGAGGTACAGCAGCAGCGGAGAAAGCTGGAGGGGCTGAAGTACTAGCACAAACGGAAGTATTGAAACAACTTGCAGTGAAAGGTAAATTGGAAGCTTCAATCAAATGGGTAAAGGACTTCTTAGAGGATACGGATGAAAAGCTAGTTGTCTTCGGAGTGCATAAATTTGTCATAGACAGAATTATGCGAGAGTTTGGCTCTATGGTAGTCAAAATCGATGGCAGTGTACACACCGATCTACGACAAGGAATAGCTCAGCAGTTCCAAACCGACCCTAAGACAAGGGTGTTTGTAGGGAACATTGCAGCAGCGGGAGAAGGAATAACATTGACAGCAGCTTCCAAGGTTGTGATACTAGAATTGCCGTGGACTACGGGGGGATTGGAGCAAGCTATTGACAGGCTGCACAGGATCGGGCAATTGGGAATGGTGGAAGCTATTTTCTTACTCGCCGATGGTACTATCGAAATTGATATTGCTGAGCTACTTGACGAGAAACGGAAAACCATAGCAGCTATATTGGATGGTGTTGATGTCGAAGAAGAAGAGCTATTACTCAAACTTTTAGAACGTGTAAAACTGCAAAATGTAACATAATGAAAAAGCCAATATTTGATTCCGACGATAGGTGGATTATGTGGACCTACCCCGATAGTTTGAATGCCCGCGTGCTTGAGTTCTTACGAGCTTACTACCATTTGATGAAGGCATTTAGAAAGTTAGTGCGATGGCTGTGATGTATAATTTAGAGCTACATAGAAAAGTGGACGGGACTTGGTACCACGTCCGCACCGTCGTATGGCAGTGCCCTTATTCACTTTGCAAAGGTGAGAAGGTTAAATTTGAAGCCTACAAAAGTCATTTTGAATTCTATAAAATTGTAAAAAATGAGAAGACAAACAGCCCCAAAATTAAAGCGCAACAGACAGCCGGAGCCGGTACAGGATAGTATCACAATCGGAGGCGTCAGTGTTGAGAAATTTGTGAAAGGCGCGAATAAAAGGTTGGATAGATTGCAGCAATTACAAGTAGCGATCTACGTACTTGAAAAAAAGGGCAGGGCTCAAGCTGCTGCACGTTATGACAAAGAATTAGTGAACCTACAAAACCAAAAGAAATGTTTGAAAATTACGTAAAAATGATTAGAAAAATTGCTTGGTCGTTTAACAGGACGACAGGCATAGACGTCCAAGATCTATACTCAGAAGCATGTGAAGCCTATTGCAAGGCTCACCAGTCTTACGATGCTACTATGTGCAAAGAAAGTACGTGGATCTATAAGTGCGTGCAGAACCATTTGATATCCTATTGTGAAAAGGAGAAACGTAGGATGTTCGCAACTGTAAGCCTCCAAAATGTCACTGCGGGGTACTATCCAAAATGTAGGTTTGAGGTAATTGAGCATTTCAGCACTGATGCGAAATACGTACTTGACAAAGTTCTTGATAATCCGCACTACTATTTACAATTCCAACCACGTACGGCACGTTCAACACTGTCAAACATGCTACGTGAAGAGGGATGGACTTACACACGAATTTGGGAAGTGCAGCGGGAGATTAAAAAATACTTTAGAGAATAAGCACATGGTGAGTATAATACAGTGATGGCACTCGAAGATTTATACATTGACTTCAATATATCATACGCACAAGAAGGAGAACGACACTACAAAAGGGGATGGATCAACACGCCTTGCCCGTACTGTGCCGGCGGCGGATTAGGTTCCGGTAACCACTTAGGTTTCAACACACATTCAAACTATTATTTCTGTTGGCGTTGTGGCCCGCATACCATTGTTGATACTATTGCTAAAATGATTGGTGTAAGTGCTAGTGAGGCACGGACATTTTGTAGCAGCTACAAAATTCTAAAAAGTAGCAACCGCGCAATTGGAGAGAATTACAAGGATACTATCATCGGAAGTATGCCTTTCAAAGTACCTAACGACTTGACGTATTTGACAAACATCCAAAAAAAGTATCTTGCCGATAGAGGGTTTGATCCGGATGAGTTAGAGCGTGTGTGGAACCTTGCGGGAACTATGCCAAACAGCGTATTAAAAACAGGGGCAAAGGTCATCCCATATCGCTACCGGATTTTCATTCCGTTCTATTGGAATGGGAAGGTTGTCACGTATCAATGCCGTGATTATACAGGCAAGCAAGAGCCGCGGTATATGGCATGCCCAATGGAGCGAGAGCGCCTCCATCACAAGTACATCCTATACGGAAAACAAGAGTTATGGGAAGGCAACGATACGGGCATTTGTGTAGAGGGTGTTGTAGACGTTTGGCGGCTGCGTGGTAAAGCGTGTGCCACCTTAGGGATGCAGTACACAGACGAGCAGCTTAGACTACTATCGTTGACGTTCAAAAAAATATATATCATTTTCGATCCGGGGAAACGGGAACGAAAAGAATCCGAAATACTTAAAAAGCGGTTAGAAGCATTTGGAATTTCTGCACATGTATATCGTGGATTGAAAAGTGATCCGGGAGACATGACACAGGATGACGCAGATCATCTATTGAAGGACTTAAAAATGTAGCAAAAAGGTGGAAGGTGTTTTTAATTTTGGTTAATTAAAAGTGAATGCCATCAGCCTTCCCCTTTTTGTTTATTTACAAAATACTATATGGAAAGACGTAACGATACAAGCCAAATGAGGAGACGCAGATATCCAATTATTGTGACATACAGACCCGATGATATTGCTGTGCTAGAAACGTTCGCAAGCCATAGCCAATCTAGGGTCTCAGTGAACCCTCGACTCCTTACTGTATTGGACGATTTAGAATTAGCCTTGTTGTGTACTGCCTACTTGAACAGATATTGGGAGGCATTGGTATATTATGGCAGAGCACAGGATGGTTGGTTTTACTTAGAAAGTGAGCAGATTGAGCACAACTATAAAATGAAACCTAATACAATCCGCAGGTTAAAGAAGCAGCTAAAGGACATGGGATTACTTGAAACCAAGCGTAGGAAAAAGTCATCTAAAGAATGGGTGCGGTTGCACATGCAAGAATTTTTTGAATTGGTTATGAGCGTACGGCCATTGGTGTCAAGTAATGGTTCCCAATTGGAAGTAGCACCCCCAATTGATCACCAATCGGAAGTGCCGACCCGCCCCGTATCTACCCACAGGGCCCCGCCCCGCACTTGGCCACAGGGCACTAGTACCAAGAAAAGCGCAAACCGTGCTGGTAATAAAGTACCCGCCCCGAAGGATCCAATGGTCCCACATCTACTATATAATACTACTAAGAATATTAATAATAAGATAATAAAGAAAGATGTCGGACATGACTTGGCCACAGGGCACTTAGCATCTAAAATAAAAGCTGAGTCCAAAGTAGTTGCCAAGCAATTAGCCCAAATCATATCAGCCAATAAGAATTTCAAATATGATGCCCGAACTATTGATAGATGGGCAGACCCAATTCGTAAGCTGCATACCATAAACGGAATTGAATTTGATCGAATGTTTCGTGTCTTACTTTGGTATAAAATCCACTTTGGAGAAATATATATTCCTGAGGTGCGTTCCGGAGAAAGCTTCCGCGAGAAATTCATAAGGTTAGAAGATGCACAGCAGCGCAACAAAAACAACAAGGCGCAAATAATCAAAGAGAAGGTGCAACAGGAACAAAGAAAACCAAAATTACAAGATGTATACCACGATGGACTCGTACGAAACTATGATGACTAAACAGTGCAGCACATGCTCACGCCAATATAAAAGGGATGAATGCGAATACTGCTCACGTACTGCACGCTGGGATAGCAGCAGCAGCATGGAGAAGCTATTTCCTCCACGTGTACGGAAGGATCTACTAGAGTTTGCCCCTACTGTTAACAAAGAAGCATTGAGTGGCTTACGTACAGGCTCTTGGGCCTTCATTACTGGGGCAGTTGGTTGTGGTAAAACCATTTTCGCTGCTGCATTAATGTTGGAGTCCGTGAAAGCCACTTTTGTTGAGCAACAAGGCCCGCGAGAGCATTTGTTCATTTCATTGACAGAACTGCTGGATTTGTATAAGGATTCTTATAATGCCAATTCTACATCGAATCCCAAGCCGTACAAGACAGCGGAGTTCTTAGTACTAGACGACATAGGGGCAGAAAAGTTGACGGAGTACACAGTGGAGCAGCTTTACAATATTATCAACTATAGATATGAACATTTGTTGCCAACTGTGTTGACATCGAATTTAAGTTTGATTGACTTAGCGAAGACCACAGGGGATCGCATACCTTCCCGAATAAAACAAATGAGCATGATTATTAGAATGGCGGAAATTGACAGGAGAATAAAATGAAGAAGGATACACAATTTATTGAGCGAAGAATTGTAACGGGGCTGATAATTTCAACGGAGTATATTTCGAGGATTCGGAAGTACTGGAATTCTATGTACTTGCTAAGTAAGGAATTGAAAATAGTTGCGGGATGGTGTATTGAATTTTATGACAAGTATCAGCAAGCACCCAACCGAACGATCGAAGATTTGTTTATTGAGCGAACCAAAAAACTAAAAGGGGTTCAACTTGAATTGATTGAAGAATTGCTGCACAGCTTGAGCGATGAGTTTGAGCGTAAGGATAAATTCAATGTTGATTATTTGTTAGATCAGACATTAGATTATTTTGACGAACGTGCGTTAAAGGATTTCATTGAGCAGCTAGACGCGGAAGTAGATGAAGGCAAAATTAAGGACGCCAAAGCAACTGCACTGAATTTTAATTCCCCGCTGTCGAGTAAGGTAACGGATTTGGATTTGAGTGATAGTGCAGACGTCGAAGAGGCAATGGTAAAAGCTTTCGCAGTTACATCACAATCCTTAGTCGAATACCCGAGGCAGCTAGGTGAGTTTTGGAATTCACAACTCGTGCGAGGGGCATTTGTTGCCCTGCTTGCTCCTGAGAAACGTGGTAAGACTTGGATGCTGTTAGACATTGCAATCCGTGCAGCAGACCAAAAATCAAACGTCGCATTCTTCCAAGCAGGTGATATGACGCAAGAGCAGCAGTTAAAGAGAATTGGTATTCGTTTGACAGGCAAATCGGATAAGGAAAAGTATTCGGGCAAGATGATGGAGCCGGTACGGGACTGCATTTGGAACCAACTTGACACATGTGACAAACGGGAACGCGAATCCACTTTTGGAATATTTGAATCCCTCGATGAAGAGACGGTTAGAAAGCATATCACGAAAAAGGATATACTAGAACGACTAGAAGCGAATCCGGATTATTCCGCATGCTACAACTGTACACAGTACTGGCACCATAAATGGGGCGCGGTTAGTTACAAGGAAGTGGATGTAGGGTCGCCGTTAACAGCACCCGAAGCAACACAAGCAATCAACAAACTGTTCGAGAATAAGCGGCGAAGGTTTAGGCTTAGCACACACGCCACGAAGACATTGAAGGTATCGGACATGGATGCTATTTTAGCACAGTGGGAACGGGAGGATGGATTCGTACCGGATGTGATTTTGGTTGACTATGCTGATATTTTAGCAGCCGAATCGCAAGTGGAATTCCGGCATCAAGAAAATATGAAATGGATGCTCCTCAGATCAATGAGTGAAAAACGTCATGCGCTAGTAGTCACAGCAACACAGGCAGACGCCAGTGCGTACAAGGTCGATACTTTGTCTCTAAGCAACTTTTCCGAAGACAAAAGAAAGTATGCCCATGTCACTGCGATGTATGGTTTAAACCAAGACGCAAAGGGCAGAGAGAAGGAGCTAGGTATTATGAGGATCAATCAATTAGTTGTACGGGAGGACGAGTTTTCTATTAATAATCAAGTCACTGTACTGCAAAACCTAAAGCGAGGGAAACCCGCATACCAGAGTTTCTAAAAAAAACTTGACTAAACTATTACCGTAGTCGTATAATACTATACAAACCATAATTAAGATACCAAACCATAATTAAGATACCAAACCATTATGCAATTAACCCCCTCAATTACACGTCGCATCGTGTTCCATACTGGGCACATGCTAAAGGACGATGTTTCCAAATGTCACAATCCGCACGGACATGAATATGTCTTAGATGTTTCAGTAAGCGGCCCCCTTCAGCAAGAAGGCGCAGAAGCTGGAATGGTAATGCACTTTGGTACGCTTAAGGCGTTGATGATAGACAAGGTGAGTGATACGTTAGATCACAAATTTATCGTACAGAAATCTGATCCACGTTGTGATGATTTGATATCCTCAATGGGTGACGGCAAAGGCCTTGTCATTGTAGACTTTGCCCCGACTGCTGAGAACTTACTAGGATGGTGTGTCCAGCGCCTCCGCCCACATATTCAGCACCCGTATCATATTTCCAAAGTGCGCTTGCAGGAGACGTTGAACTGTTGGGCTGAAATCGAATATTGATATGCTAGCCGTCAGCGAAACTTTTTACAGCATACAAGGAGAGGGGCCTACCTCGGGTCGGCCTTCTGTGTTTTTACGACTGCGCTCGTGCAACCTGCTTTGTGGAGGTAAGGGAACGGTAGAAGATGGACAGTTACACGACGGAGCGACGTGGCGCTGTGATACGATAGAAGTTTGGTTAAAAGGGGCGAAAGTCCTAAACGAAAACGTCTTATCAGTAGACTTCGTCAACCGACTTGCAAATGGCGCCCATTTAATTATAACAGGAGGTGAGCCCCTTTTGCAGCAGCAAGAAATTGAAGTGTACTTGGAATGGTTCGAACACACCTTTAAATTCATGCCATTTCTTGAAATTGAGACAAACGGAACCATCCAACCTAGTGTGTACTTAGCCAACACAATAGACCAATGGAACGTGTCACCCAAGTTATCAAATTCGGGGATGCCTTCCAAGAAACGAATTGTTCCTAATGTGCTTAGATGGTTCGGTACAAATCCGAGCGCGAATTTCAAGTTTGTAATTACGCATGAGGATGACTACTGGGAAGTACAAGCCTACTTTGGTGATTTCATGCACCTATCCCAACTGTGGCTGATGCCCGGTTGTGTAAGTATTGAACAATTATTGGCCACCAACCAAATGGTCGCCGCAATAGCAATAGAGAAAGGGATCAATTACACCTCCCGACTCCAAGTTGAAATATGGAATCAAACCACAGGTGTTTAAAATTAAATTAATCAAATTTTAATAATTAGTTATGAGTACAATCGAGAAAATGAACCCCGCAGCAAAGGCAAAAGCTTTATTGAAAGTCTGCACAGAATTACAAGAAATTTGTGATTTCGAACCTTCTTTAGTCGCCAAGGCGAAAGGTAAAAAGGAAGCAGCTTTGAAAAAGCTAATTGCCGAAGCACACAAGTCATTGGTACCTGAGGATGAGTTATCCGACGAAACTATGGAAGTGTTGATTTGGATGGGCTTGCGAGAGGAAGACGAAGACGAAGACATCGAGGACGCAGAAGAAATCGAAGAAGACGACATCGAAGAGGACGAAGAGGACGAAGAGGACGAGGACGAGGACGAAGAGGACGAGCCGGCACCTAAGAAAAAAGCTGCTGCAAAGAAAGCCAAGCCTGAGCCGGAAGAGGACGAAGAGGACGAAGAGGACGAAGAGGACGAAGAGGACGAAGAGGACGAAGAGGACGAAGAGGACGGGGAAGAGTTGATTGCAGCACTAAACAAAGCCAAGTCGGTATCGGCTTTGAAGAAAATAGCAGCAGCAGAAGCATTCTTTGAGCCAGTGCTTGATCTACTAGGGAGCCACGAAACTTCCAAAGGTTTGCGCACGTACTTATTGGGTCTACTTGATGGTAGTATTTCTTGGCCGAAAGCAGCTACTAAGAAAAAGAAAGAGGACAAGGCCACGGACAAGAAAAAGGCCAAGAAGGCGCCTAGTACCAAAGTGTCACTGCAAGACAAAATTGATTTCTTCACGCCGTTTATTAAAACAGGCGCACATGACATCAAGGAATTGGTAGCACTTGGCGAAGCGGAATGGCCACAAATGTCCATCAGTTCAGTACGTACTTTCCTTTCTGATCAAAAGAACGAAAAGTACTGCAAAATGAAAAAGTTGGTAGTAGTAAACAAAAAGGGCAAATTGCAATTTGGGAAATGAAAATTCCTAAGAAAACAGTAGTCTTAGGGTTGTCGGGTGGAATGGACTCGACAACCCTATTGGCTTACTACCTAGCCAAGGGCTGTGTAGTACATGCATGCTCGTTCACATATGGATCCAAACATAATCCATATGAAAATGCAGCAGCGGAACAGATTGTAAAATACTATCAGAATGGCGATTTCGATGTTACCCATCACCAGTTTGATCTCACTCCTATTATGCAGAATTTCAAATCTGCGCTAATGGTTACGGGCGAGGACATTCCCGAAGGTCATTATGAAGATGAGTCAATGTCGAAAACAGTTGTTCCGGGCCGCAATTCAATTTTTGCGAGTCTAATGATGGGGCTGGCAGAGTCGATTGGTGCGGATGCAGTTGCACTTGGTGTGCATGCAGGTGACCATCACATCTATCCCGATTGTCGTGTGGAGTACGTGTTAGCATTTGCGAATATGATGCGTCTAGCAACTGATGAGAAAGTAGGGTTGGAATCACCCTTTATTACTGATGACAAAGAAAGCATTTTACGAATAGGGTTCGCACTGAAAGGAGTGGATGTTCCTTACCAAATGACTCGCACCTGTTACAAAGCACAAGAAAAAAGCTGCGGACGGTGTGGTAGCTGTACAGAGAGATTGGAGGCTTTTACCGCCCTCGGGATTGTTGATCCAATTTCGTACGAATATAAATAATGCACAAACACAAAAGCACCGATTATTGGGTGCTTTTTTTAATCCTAAGAACATGAATAAAACAGTAATACCATGGTCCCAAATTCTATCATTATTAGTACCCATTGACCAACGCGGTGTCACAGTGTACGGGGTGCCTACAGGAGGTACAATTCTAGCCGGACTACTTAGACAGGCCACGCAAGTGTTTGACCCTGCGCTCGCCAATGTGATATTGGATGACATAAAGGATTCGGGAGCGACGGAGGCTAAGTATAGTGAATACACGAAGTCGGGTGATACCCGGTTTATCGCACTGTTCGAGAAAACGGATTCCGCACCTTGGATTGAGCTTCCGTGGGAGACGGACCATCCTAATAAAGGAGGAATTTCCGTGCAAGATAATGTCACACGCGTATTGCAGTACTTAGGTGAAGATACTACACGAGAGGGCCTGCTGCAAACACCGAACAGAGTTGTGAAGTCGTGGAAGGAATTATATGCGGGCTATTCTCAAAAACCGGAGGACGTGATGACTGTCTTTACGGAGAAGAACGATCAGATGATCGGGCTGCAAAACATTGAAATGTATTCCACATGTGAACATCACATGTTACCATTTTTTGGTAAGGCACATGTTGCCTACATTCCTAACGATGAAGGGCAGGTAATTGGTATTTCCAAACTAGCTAGACTGGTAGACATATTTGCTCGTAGACTGCAAATACAGGAGCGAATTGGGGATCAAGTCACTGAGGCTTTGATGGATACGTTAAAACCGAAAGGGGCTGGTTGTATTATCGAGGCGAGCCATATGTGCATGCGAATGAGAGGTGTACAAAAACAAAATTCAGTAATGACGACATCTAGTTTGAGAGGTGTGTTTAAGGATGCTGATGTGAAACAAGAATTCTTACAATTTAGTCTTAGGTGATGGCGTATAAGGACTCCATTGACAAAGTAGTGGAAGCATATTTCACAGCAGTAACAGCACAAGAATTTGACTACAAGGGGAAAGTCTACAAGCCACTTGAACTAAGAATTTCTAGGTTACTGCTGCGTGATTTTACCTGCCCAATTAACTGCGGGGGTTGCTGCCCTAAATTTTCACTAGACTATTTACCCAGTGAATCGAAACCGTACTCGGTAAGGAAACGAACGGTGGTTTTTAACGGTGTTAACGTCATTGTATATACTGACGCACAGCTTACAAATTCCAGTAGCAAATGTGGTAATCTTAACTTAGAAAACGGACGTTGTAATATACACGGAAAGCAGCCATTCACGTGTGATTATGAGTTGATCCGCCCACTGCATTACGAAGACTATACCATGCTCACCCAGAAGTTATTTGGACGTGGGTGGAACATGAAAAGAATAGATGGTGAGCGCGGAGCTCTATGTGAAATGACCGGAGTTACCGACCACTCCATTAATGAAGTAGTTCGCAAAATGAAACGTCTGCAAGAATGGTGCGAGCATTTTGGACTAGATAATAAGTGCAGCGACATCCTACAATGGATCGACGTTGAGCGCGATAAGATTAATAACGGAAATCTAAATTTTAAATCTATAATTCTATAACAATGGAAAAGAGAGACAATACCAGTGATTTGACAAAATTGGGATCTAATACCACTCATTATGAGTACGACGGACCCCGTCAAGAAATCCTCGAAACCTTCCCTAATCAGTTCCCTAACAAGGACTATACGGTGACATTTGAATTTGAGGAATTCACAAGCCTATGCCCTAAAACAGGACAGCCTGATTTCGCTACTATTGCAGTGAATTACATTCCTTCTGAAAAGTGCATTGAGACGAAATCTTTGAAGCTGTACTATTTCGCATGGCGGCAAGAAGGTACTTTTATGGAAACCATTGTGAATACTGTGCTACAGGATTTGGTAGCTGTGTGTGATCCTAAGTGGATGGAAGTAAGGGGTGATTTTAATGCCCGAGGTGGTGTGAAGAATATAGTAGTTGTAGAGCATACCAAAGCAGTATGAAGCCGCTGAAACTATACTTTGCAGGAAACGTCAATAAGAAGACATTGACGGTAAAACTCCTTAATAGGTTGGTTTCATATGCGTATCCAAACGAGTTCTACAAATGGCTTGATATGACTATCGGAGATCCGGGGAACATACTCCTCGACTCCGGTGCTTTTTCAGCGTGGAACAGGAATGAGGTAATTGATATAGACGCCTATATTGAATATTCGCATGTAGCAGTAGCAGCAGCCGAAAAAGTCGGTAAGGTAGTACGTGTCGTCAATTTGGATGTAATTCCCGGAAAAGTTGGGCAAACTGCACAACTGGGAAAGATATGGAACACGGAAGGAAAGGAAGTAATTAATGCCGCAGCGAAGGCCGGTTTTAAGAATATGAAAACCTTAATCGCCAACGGTATTAATCCTATCCACGTATTCCATCAAGGGGAGAGTTGGAAGTGGCTTGACAAAATGGTTGAGCATTGTGATTACATTGGCATCTCACCTGCCAACGATGTCTCGAGTGGCTTGAAAATGGTATGGATTAACTCCGTTTACGAATACATGTATAAGCACGGAATCAAAGTAGACACACATGGCTTCGCCGTATTTGATAAGAAAATGCTGCTGAAGTTTCCGTGGACGAGTTGTGACGCTTCTAGTTGGAGGAAGCTTGCGGATTATGGTAAAATAATTTACCCAGTGGGAGGCTTCTCAAATCCGGACTTTTCCAAAAAATCGATCCTATATCGAGTAAGTGAAAAAAGCAAAAAATTAGATACGCCAAAGGCTGTGCTAGAAGACCTAGCACGGGATGGAATTAGCTTTGAGGATTTGCAAATTGGGCAGGTTAGAAATGACTTAAACGCCCGATACTTTTTAGGATTGCAGGATTGGATAAACGACGTAAAAAAGGACAAAGAATTTGAATTTCAAACAAAATTTATATAATGGAAATTGATAGAAAAATACTCCAAGACGCCTTAATGGTTGTCAAACCGGGCCTTTCAAATAAGGAGTTTCTTGAGCAAGGAACTTCGTTCGCATTTTTAGACGATCGGGTGGTTACGTACAATGACGAAGTCTCGATATCGCACCCGCTACCGGATGTGGGATTTGAAGGCGCTGTAAAAGCGGAAGAGCTGTATGGCTTCCTAGGAAGGGTAGCCGCTGCAACTGTAAAAATTGAACAGGCTGAAAACGAATTAATGATTCGGGCAGGGCGTGCAAAAGCGGGTCTACGGTTTGAGAGTGAAATTAATTTGCCTCTTCTAGAAGTGCCGGAAAAGTTTACCCGTATTAAGGATCCTGCGATGTTTTTACAAGGTATCAAAATGGCGGTGGGTGCATGCAGCAGTGACACAAGCGAGCCCAAACTCACATGTGTCAGCGTGCAAAAGGATGGTCACATATATGCCACGGATGGCTTCCGCCTTGTGCATTACATTTCATGCCCTTTGAAAGTAGACAGCTTCCTATTACCTGCCACGAGTGCCATGCAACTCGTAACCATTCAGCCCACTAAAATTAAATTGGATGACAGTTGGGCCCACTTCAAAAATGATGCGGGGACGGTGTTTAGTTGCCGCCTATTTAATGACGATTATTTGCCATTGGCATCTTTAGAAGCTGTGCTGGCAGTAAAGGAACACGGCTCCTTAGAGTTTCCTAAAAATATCAGTATGATGCTTGAAGGTGTGCAGCAGTTCAGCAAGAGATCCTTCATCCTCGATGAGAAGATTGACGTCACAATTATGAAGAAGAAAATTATCCTTCGGGCGGAAACAGAGGATACGGGATCGTGGGTCGAAGAAAAAGGATCGATTGATTATGACAAAAACTTTTCATTCTCAATCACGCCAAGCCTGTTCAAATTTATACTAGACATAACGAAGAAATGTGTGATCGATGATACCTTGACGAAAGTACTCTTTGAGGGGGAGAATTGGAAGTACGTTGTGATGTTACGCCAAAAAGGAACTGTCTAAGATGCAAGGCTTTTTCAGCAAGCAAGAAACACGATCATTGAAAGCAGCTGGGAGACATTCTAGCTGCTATTCGTGTGGCCTGTACAAAGGTGCAAGCACACCCAAAATGGATCCTGTAGGAAAGTTCAAAAAGCGGATTATGATTATCGGCGAATTTCCTACGCAAAAGGATGACAATAGGGGTCAACCGTGGCAGGGTAGTGTTGGCGAGTTTTTGAAAAAAGGACTAGCCAAATGTGGAATAGACTTAATGGAAGATTGTCTATTGATTAATGCTGTGCAGTGCTGCCCTCGGGAGGGATTGCCTACCGCACATCATATCGTATCCTGTCGCGACGTGCGTGTGCTTCCACAAGTGCAGGAACATAAACCTCGGTTGATTTTACTTTTTGGAAATTACGCTTTACAAAGCTTCGTAGGATCTCGAGGACAAAAAGTTGGATCCATTGACAGGTGGCGTGGGTATGTGATTCCCGATCAAGACTACAACGTATGGGTGGCACCAATGCACCATCCTAATTATATATTGAAAAACGACTCTAAGGAGTACAACGTAATTTGGGAACAGGATCTTTACCGAGCGACTAGAAAATTAATGGATGCCCTTCCGGAGTACAAAGAACCTAAGATCCACTACGTAGAAGAGCTTGACGTGCTTGATAGTATAGCAAGCGGGTACGCTGCCTTTGACTACGAGACAACGGGCCTCAAGCCGTATTCTGATGGACATCGTATAGTCTGCGCCTCCATTGCCACAAGTGCCAATGAAGTGTACGTTTTTCCAATGCCCGACAAAAAGAGCAAGCGCAAACCATTCATAAATTTCTTGCAGCGTGCTGATATTGGAAAGGTAGCTGCGAACCTAAAATTTGAAGACACTTGGAGTCGTGTACGGTTAAAATCTAAAGTGGTTAATTGGCATTGGGATACCATGATAATGGCGCACGTATTAGACAACCGTCCGGGGGTCACTGGACTGAAATTCCAAACCTACGCACAGCTAGGGGTCGTGGATTACTCCAGTCACATTACACCACTTTTGGTTTCGGGAGGGAGCAACTTATTGAACAAGTTGGCATCAGTGAAGGACGACCCTGTACAGTTAAGAGAAGTGATGAAATATTGTGCATTAGATTCCGCACACACATACAGCATCTTTGAGCAGCAGCGTGAAGAATTATCGGTTAGAAGTTTACCTTTTTAATTATGATTATGAATAATTTAGAACTTGAAGATGCGTACAAGCTATTCCACGAAGGTGTGTTAGCACTTGCAAAAATGGAACGGCAAGGTATACGCTTTGATTGGGAAATTGCAAAGCAAAAGGAAGGTGCCTTGACAGAGGATATCGTGAACCTATACAAGGAATTTAAAGCCTCTGAGTTTTACAAAAAATGGAAGAAGTCTGTAGGCACAAAACCACTGAATGTAGACAGCGATCATCAACTGCGAAATTACCTGTATGGCCCCCTACAGTTAACGGCGGGAAAGAAAACGGTGAAGGGTAAAGGAAGCACAGACAATGAGTCTTTGAAAGCTTTGAAAATTCCCGAGCTAGATATCCTGCTGCGTATTAGGAAGTTGAAAAAAGTCCGCGACACGTACTTGGGGCAATTCTTCCACGAAGCTACCGGTGACACTATCCATCCTGTGTTCAATTTGCATACCGTGCAAACGTATCGGAGCTCATCAGATAGTCCCAATTTTCAAAATATTCCTATCCGAGACGAGGAGTCCAAAAAGTTGTTCGCGAATGCTTATTCCCGAGAAAAGGGTATCAATTGCTAGAAGTCGATTTCAGTGGTTTAGAAGTTTGTATCGCCGCTTGCTATCATCAAGATCCAACGATGTTGAAATACATAAAGGATCCTAGTACAGACATGCACAAGGATATGGCCGCACAGATATTCAAGTTTAAGCTAACTGAGTTTGACAAATCCCAAAAAGCCTTTTCTGTTCTGCGTGCCGGAGCCAAGAATGGATTTGTATTCCCGCAGTTCTACGGTGACTATTATGTGAACAACGCCGTTGGGCTATGTAAGTGGGCAGAGCTTCCAACGACAGGTAAGTTTAAGAAGACGCAGGGCTTGGAACTGCCCTCAGGGATTACAATAGGTGAGCACTTAATTGAGCAAGGGCTCACAGGGTTTGATTTGTTCGTTGAGCACCTGCGAAAGATTGAAGATCATTTTTGGAAGAAGCGATTTCCTGTGTACAATTCTTGGAAGAAGCAGCAGTGGGAGTCATACCAAAAATCGGGAAGGTTTACAACACATACAGGATTTGAATTCCTCGGCATCTTTAATAGGAAGGAAGCAATCAATTATCCTGTGCAGGGGTCTGCGTTTCACTGCTTACTATGGTGTTTAATTGAAATGGATAAGACAATCGTAAAGCGTCTATGGAAAACTAAGCTGATCGGACAAATTCATGACAGTTTAATTTTGGACGTTCACCCCGATGAACTCCTTGACGTATTGCAAGCACTTAAACGAATAACGGAGGTGAAACTAGCTAAAGCGTGGAAATGGATTAACGTACCATTAAAGATAGATGCTGAACTTTGTGAAGTAGACGAAAGTTGGTATTATAAAAAGGAAATTAAGTTTTAAAGAACTGCACTGTAAACAGTATAATAATAATAACATGAGCAACTTATATCACAAACATCGTCCGACCTCATTCGACAAAGTTATTGGCAACGAAGACGTGGTCTCTTATTTGCAAGGAATCGTCACTGACATCAGTGCAGCACCCAACGTCTATCTATTCCACGGGCCCACAGGATGTGGTAAGACAACCTTGGCTTGAATCCTAGCGCACGAACTAGGCTGTGCGGAAATGGACTTGAAGGAAATTAACACCGCCGACTTCCGAGGCATTGACACGGCTAGGGAGATAATCAAAAACAGTAAGTACCGAGGCATGGGTGGTGAAGTACGTGTTTGGCTGATTGACGAGTGTCACAAAATGACAAATGATGCCCAAAATGCACTGCTAAAAACATTGGAGGACACGCCACCCCATACCTACTTCCTGTTATGCACTACTGAGCCGTCTAAATTGCTGAAACCTATTGTGGGACGTTGTATTGACTTGCAGGTTAGTACACTAAACGAAAAGGAACTGAATAGGCTATTGAAGCGTGTTGTAAAAGAGGAGACGGGAGAGCGAATGCCTAAGGACATCTATGAGCGCATAATAGACGACAGCGCAGGCCATCCTCGGAACGCTTTACAGCTATTGGAGAAAGTATTGAGCGCAGATCCCGAACGCCGTATGGAAGTAGTGCAGCAGTTTATTCAAGAGGAGACAGAATCCATTGAGCTGTGTCGCGCCTTAATGTCGGGGAAAGGATGGAAGCCAATTTCAGTTTTGTTGAAAGGACTAAAAGGACAGGACGCGGAATCTATTAGGAGGCACGTTATTGGATACGCAGAATCCACGCTGCTATCTAAGGAAAATGACCGTGCAGCACAAATCATTGAAGAGTTTTGGGAGCCATTATATAATATCGGATTCCCCGGACTCGTTTTTTATTGTTACGCAGTAGTTAAAGGATAGAATTTATGACTCAATTAAGTATTAGTATTGACAGACTAATCGATGATGGTTACACTGTCACAGTAAATAATCACGGCCAATTAGTGTTTGCGAGACCGCATCCTAAATTGGGGTTCACGTTCTTCAGTAGAACAGGACAAGAGCACGAGCTCTACCATGTCAAATACCTTACGGAAAAGGGATTGAATTTCCGTATGTTCAAACGTCGTACAGTTGTATGAATTACGCCGCAGACATTTCGATTGACATTTCCGCATTAGATATTGAGTGGTTAGCACAGCCCAATCTAATGTACGAATATGGTGAGTACCAAGCCCAAGCTCGTAAGAAGTTTGAGGAAGCAAAGGAAGGCTTGGCAGTAGTTCGCGCAACACTGGAAAGGGATATTAGATCCGCGCCCGATAACTACGGAGTGGACAAATTAACGAACCCTACTGTGGAGGCTGCGATGCTGCTGCAACCGAAGTACACGAAAGCCTCGAAAGCAGTAATTCAAGCCCAGTATGAGTACGGATCTGCTCAAGCTGCTGTCGTAGCATTTGAGCACAGAAAGCAAGCCTTAGAGAACCTATCAAGGCTTTTAGGGCTTCAGTACTTTGCAGCGCCAAAGACCCCTCGGGACTTACCGAAGGAGGTACAAGACAAACAGGAAAAAGTAAGGGAAGTGGGAATGATTAAAATTGGAAAAAGGAGGAAGAAATGAATGTGCCATATACAATTTTTTCACTGGGCATTCTTGCGTTCGTTGTGCTGCCATTTATCAGTTACCTGTGCGCATATATGATAACCAGTGGAATTTTAAACGCTAGAAGAAAATTAGAAGAAAATAAACGAAAATAAAATGAGCAAAGCAGGTAAAAAAAGGAAAAGTCGTTTTGGCGACAATGTCGTTCGCGATGCCAAACGGCCTACAACAGGAGGAAGTGATTATGGGTATTTGCAACTACCCTCAGGACTCCAAGTGTACAAGGAAAAGGAAGGCACGAATAGGCTAGACGTCATCCCGTACATTGTAAGCGAAAAGAGCCATTTAGACTACGTGGAGGAATATCCGGAAGATGCAAGCGTAGGAAATCCGTGGTACAAGAAACCCTTCAAGACGCATAGGGCGGTTGGTGTTGATAATAATACCGTCGTGTGCCCTAGTACAATAGGTAAGAAATGCCCAATCTGTGAAGAGCGGAAAAGGCAATTGGCTAATGGAGTAGACTGGAGGGAAGCTGCACCCAAGCCACAACTGCGAAACCTTTACCTAGTTATTCCAATTAGAAATAAGGAGTACGAAGAGGAAATTCATGTGTGGGATATCAGTCAAGGCAATTTCCAAAAGCAGCTAAAGGAAGAGCTTGAAGAAAATACTGAATATGGTTCCTTCCCCGATCCTATCGACGGCTTTACTGTAAAAGCACGATTTGCAGAAGAGGACTTCGCAGGTAATAAATATTATCAAGCTAGTCGGATTGACTTCGAAGAGCGTGATGGATATGAGGATGAAATTATGGACAAGTACGATCTTGACAAGATATTAAAAATACTAAGCTATGAGGCCATCGAAAAACTGTACCTAGGAATCGACGAAGAGGATATGGAGGACGACGACGAAGAGGAAGAGGAGGCTCCTAAGAAAAAGTCGAAAAAGTCTAGCAGCCCTAAGCGTAAAACGTATGACGACGAAGAGGAAGAGGATGAGGACGACGAAGAGGAAGAGGATGAGGACGACGAAGAGGAAGAGGATGATCCCGTCCCTAAAAAGATCCGTAAGAAAAAGAAAGCAGTACCCGAGCCGGAAGAAGAAGAAGAGGACGACGACGATGACGAACCCGCCCCTGCTCGTAGACGTGGTAAGAGTAGTGCAGCAGCAAAAACACCTTCCAAAAAAAAAGTAAAGGTAGGAGGTAATTCATGCCCAAGCGGATACACTTTTGGAGAGGATTGGGATGAGTATAGTGATTGTGATGATTGCCCTGTGTTCCAAGCATGCCAAGCCAAATCCGAAGACTGATGGTTATCTTTAAACTAGCCAAAGAAAAGAATCCCAGCGATACAAATTTCGCTGGGTTCTATGTTGATGAGGACATGGACGCCAAGCTCACTTTGTATGCACTGAGCAAAGGCATGAGTCGGTCGTCGTTACTGCGCCAACAAATTGACTTGAAATTTTCGAGAGTTAATCCTGTTGATTTGTTGGCAAAGTACGCTTCTAGATTATTCCCAACCTCGAATCTGTCGGATTATAGTTTTATTATAGCTATTAAAGACGACCTCCGTTCTAAAAAAGTGCCGGAGCGGTATATTGACATGGTCGTTGATCGATTCAAAAAACTACGTGAGAAGCATGGAACGGAAAAGAAATAATCTAGCAGGGCAGATGAAAGCCAAAGTAGCTGGAAACAGCACAGCACCTTTGAAAAAGAAAAAGAAGATGCACGGGAATACCGAGCAAATGATTTCCACAGGTAGTACGCTTTTGGACTTAGCTATCTCGGGAGGACGTGTAGAAGGCGGAGGGATTCCGGGAGGCATCCTTGTCGAAATATTTGGGCCTAGTGGTACGGGGAAGACTGTGCTGCTGTGCGAACTAGCTGGATCCATAGCACGCCAAAATGGTGAAATAATGTTTAAGGATCCTGAGGCTAGATTGAACAAGCAGTTCGCAAAGCTGTTTGACTTAGACATTGAGCAAATTGATTATGAAGTTGTGAACACAGTGCCGGAAGTGTTTGAGCCTATACGTACTTGGGAGCCGAAGAGGAAAGGACTGATCCATGGTGTCTTTGCCGACTCCCTAGCAGCACTGAGCACGGATTGGGAAATGGAAGGCAAAGACCAATACGGTATGCGAAGGGCGAAAGAATTTAGCGAGCAGCTACGGAAAACGTGTCGTACACTAACGAAAAAGAACATGCTAATGGTGTGCAGTAACCAAGTTCGTGAAAACTTAGACGCAGGGCCGTATGGTCAAAAATGGGTGAGTCCGGGGGGAGTGGCAATTGGATTCTATTCCAGTTTACGCTTACGCATGATGGGTGGTGAGAAACTGACAAAAGAGAAGTCCGTAAAAGGGAAGAAGTACAAGAGGAAAATAGGAATCACTACGAACGTGGAAGTCTTCAAATCCTCCGTCGATCGACCTTTTAGAATTGCTCCTGTTACAATTTTATTTGACTATGGTATTGACGACATACGTGAAAATCTAAAGTTTGTTAAGTCCTTAACAGGTGCAAAAACTTATGAAGTCCGCGGTGAGAAAATGCATAGCACCTTAGATGAAGCAATAGCAATCGTGGAGGAATCCGGACTGGTAGAGGAGCTTAAAAATGAGACCATCGAATTGTGGACTATGCTTGAAGGTAATTTTGATTCACACCGTAAGCCTAAAATAAGATGAAGAGGAAACGAAAACCTTCCGAGGGGCTGAAGTTAGAGCCACTTCCTACACGTCCTCCAAACCCATCGGCCCAGTATGGTTCTGTACTTGCACTGGATCCTAGTTTAACTGCGTTTGGATATGTAGTGTTGACACCTGTAGGAGAGATCGTCCAATGTGGTGCAATTAAAACAGCACCCTCCGCGAAAGTGTTGCGAATTAGGAAAGGTGATGATTACGTGCGTAGGATTACTGAAATAGATTTGAAGTTGTGGTACCTAATTAAAATGCACAACGTGAAATTGATAGTCAGCGAGCAACCACACGGATCACAAAATGCAGTAGCAGCAAAGTCGCTGGGAGGTGTTGTGGCAATGCTGCAAACGATTTCCAATCACACACTAACGGCATTGGAGTGGTACTCGGAAGGAGAGTGTAAACTAGCCGTCTCCGGAAAACGGAGTTTAGGGAAAAAGGAAATGATTAGTTTGATCGATGACTTGTATAATGTGCCGTGGAAGAACATTGGATACAAGGATGAAGCTATCGCGGACTCTTTAGCTGTTTACCATGTAGCTTCACAGCAGTCAAACGGAATCAAAATGGTTGCAAGTAGTTTCGACTACCTGCCCGTCAACGCTAAGGAAATATGATACACGCTGTACACATTAAGAATTTCCTATCCCATAAAGACACCTATATTGAATTAGATAATGGTGTGAATGTGATTGTGGGTGCGACAGACTCCGGAAAGTCCGCAGTGATCAGAGCAGTTAAATGGGTACTCCAAAACCGCCCTTCCGGTGATTCCTTTCGGAGTAATTGGGGAGGCGAAACTAGGGTGGACTTAGTACTGCAAAATGGAACAGTGGTGTCACGTATTAAGGATGACAAAAAGAACGTATACCTCCTTAATGAAGATGATGTGTTCGAAGGATTTGGTACAAAAGTCCCTGAGGAGATTTTGAAAGTATTGAACATGGATTCAGTGAATGTGCAAGAGCAATTTGAACCCCATTTTTTATTGAGCAAATCCTCGGGCGAAATTGCACAGCACTTCAATCAAGTTGCACATTTAGACAAGATTGACAGTAGTCTAAAACACCTTACTTCCGAGGTGCGTAGACTACAGGCAAAAACCCAATTTGCCACTCTTTCCATGCAGGAAATACTAGTACAAGCGAAACGATTTGAGTGTCTTAGAAGCTACGAATCGCACGTTGTAAAGCTGGAAAAATTAGCAACTACCAAATCCGACCTAGAAAAGGAAGAAAACGATATCAAAACCATTTTTCAAAAGTTGACTTCAATAGAGGAAGAATGTGGTGAACTTTTGGAGGTGGTACAGTTACGTGAAGTCTTAACCAACTTAGAAAAAATAATAGATGCCCAAGCTGTTTTGAGGAAGGATGTCAAAGGGCTCAAACTAAGTATTGGGAAGTTGGAATTGGTGCGATCTGAGGAAGTTGAATTCACACAGATTGTGAATGCGAAACCTGTTATTGCACGACTAGATCTCGTCCATATCCAACGAACGAAAATGTTAGTCGAGGAGGCAAAGCTTTTCGAGACTGCGACTAAGTTGCACCGGACAAAGGAGGCGATGGTGCTACAAGAAACAAAGCTGCACAAACTTCAAAAAGAGTATGCGAAAGCCTTCCCCGATGTCTGTCCATTGTGTGATCAAAAAGTAAAACGATGAAAAGGAGAACACCTGTTAACACACCCACAGCAATTTTTGGATCGGACTGGCATTTGCGGGAAGACGTACCTGCCTGCCGTACGGATGATTTTTGGACTGCACAGTGGCACAAGATAGATCAGATTGCAAAACTCCAAAGGAAATATAACTGGCCCGTCATACATGCAGGTGATTTATTCCATCATTGGAAGCCTAGTCCCTACTTGCTTAGTGAAGCAATGCGACGTCTGCCTAAGCAAATGTCTACTATATTCGGACAACACGATTTGCCTCAGCATAACATGGACCTATCGTACAAATCGGGAATACATGCCTTAGAGACTGCGGGAATTGTCAAAATAATAGATGGGTCTTGGGGTGAAAAATCCCCCGGTGTCGTCATGCTTGGTAATAGGAAAATTGGTGTGTGGCATAAATTTGTATGGGACGGTAAGAAAATACCGTGGCCGGAATGCGATGAGATTACAGCGGGCCAGCTGCTGCATGACTTTGATAGTTTTGATCTAGTAGTAACCGGAGACCACCACCGCCCATTCGTTGTGCAGTACAAAGGGCGTATGGTATTGAACTGTGGATGTCTTACTAGGCAAGACGCGAGCTATATCAACCATAAACCTCGAGTATGGTTGTACTATGCGAATACAAACACAGTAGAGCCCCACTATCTTGCATTCAATCCCGAATCTGTTAGTAGAGAACATCTAGAGCAAAAGAATGCAAGAGAGCAACGGATCTCCGCTTTTGTCAGCCGTTTGAGCGAAGACTGGGAAGTGGCTGTGTCGTTCGAGGAGAATATAGATCGGGCCCTGCAAGCGCAAAAAGTGAAAAAACAAGTAAAGAAATTAATCTACGAAGCACTAGACCAAGATGGAAAGTAAAACATTATTGAAGCTCAAAGAGCAAGTATCCCAAGCAGAACAATCACTGGCTGAATTGAAAGGTCAAAAGAAAGCACTGTTAAAAACACTTTTGGAAGAGTATGGTTGCGACATTGGTGAAGCAGCAGAAAAACGTCTCGAAATTCTTGACGATGAATTGCAAGAATTGGAGGAACAGGAAAAAGTAATTGTCGCACAACTAGAAGAGGATTATGATTTCGAGGGATTACAGGAATAAGGTTGAGCAGTTAAAAGGCAAAGCTGCTGCACTTACTGCACAGATCGAGAAGCTGCAAGCGCAGGAAAAAGACTTGACTAAGGAGGTTCGGTTTCACGAAAAGGCAATTGAATTTGTAAAGCAAGTAGGGCTGAAAACTCAGCAGCAAATCTCGTACAATATTAGTGAGATTACGTCGATGGCATTAGAGTCTGTTTTGGATGATCCCTACGAATTGAATATTGAATTTGTGGAGCGCAGGAATAAGACAGAATGTGATATCACTTTCGGAAGGGATGGAATCAACATCCACCCGTTCAATGGTGGTGGTGGTGCTGTGGACGTCGCGTCCTTTGCCCTGCGTGTAGCTAGTTGGAGCATGCAGCGGCCACAAAGTAGACATCTACTTATTTTGGATGAGCCGTTCAAGCATTTAAAGGGAGAGGAGACGAATAAGAAAATGCTGCAAATGTTGCACCAAGTAAGTAAGAATTTAGGCCTACAAATTATTATGGTGAGTGATGAGCGTGTCAGTCGTGAAGCAACTGTAGAATCTACGGACATGCTATTTGAAAGCAGAATCCGAAAAGGTGTCACCAAATTAAAATCACAATAGGCTTGACGTTTCATAACGGTGCGCCGTATAATATTCTAAACAAACACAAATAATGGAACGAGTAAGGATTGTTACCTCCCAAGGAGTGTGTATAACGGAATTCAATAAGGAGTTCAAAGACATTAAGATGAGTCACGTTCTATATGCAGCTAATAAGCATTTTGGAAAGGTTGTAACTGTTTCCGGATGGCGCCGCCAAGACACGAAAAGAAAGTAACATGGAAGAAGCTTGCATTGAATGGATATTTATCGCCGCCCTAATTGGGACATGGTTAAAGAAACGAAAAGAAGCAAAGGAAACTAACTCAAAGGAAGATGTACTACACTACTAAACAGCTTGGAAGCCCCAACGAATGGGCTGTAGGGGCTATGGACTCAAAAGGAATATGGCACCACTTTCGTACAGTTGTAAGACAGGAAGAGGCTGCACAGTTAGTCCACTATTTGAATGGGGGTGATCCTCCAGAGGTAATGTACATGGACGACATACTTCAAAAAAGAAAGCAGAAGGAGGACGATTTTTTCATTAATTTGATGCGCGACTTAGTTGTTAGCATCTCCGGACGTGTCGTGACAGATAGTGCTTCAGTTCTTTCCCGTACCGATGGCGCGGAACAGCGGAAGATTGCCAAAACTGTGTGCGATTATGCGATGGCAATAGCTATGGAATACGCAGCAAGAGCGACAGTTGAGACAGAAGAAAATTTTACAAATCAAACCCAAAACGAAAATGGATAATATTAGAGGATCAGTCAAAAAGAATAGAGAGGACAATACCTTTTCCGCAGTCATACGTGGTACGCATAAAGATTATGACGTCACATTTGAAAGGCCCGGTTTCCCTACAATAGAGCTCGCGAACGATGAGGCGATTAGGAAAGTTTTAGAACTTTCGGATGCACAGGACCCAACACAGGACGAAATCGAATGAGCCGCTTATTCAGTAAGAAGATCTACATTGATGATAAGGTGCTGTCTACCATAATTAAAGGAAGCACTATTTTGGTAGATGCGACGAAGTTAGAAAAAGCAATACGCAGCACGACAACGAACCCGCGGCAAGCGGATGTTGATAAAAAGTGTGACATGATTAAACTGCGTGCCAATCAAGATAATTTAGTACTGCTAATTGGAGATGGCACAAATGACTTTGCTGTGCAGTTGGTAGGGATGCCTACTAATACGCAAAAGGAAGACGATGTAGAACCGAGTGATGGTCGCGTGACACTCACGTCCACAAATTGAAAACTTCGCCGGCTTGCTTAGGAGGGTGATCGGTGAATATAGGGAGGCACGTACATTTTGGTGGTGAATGGGGCCTCCCTTACTGTACTTTAAAATGAAATGGTAGAAATTAAGATAGGTATATTTAGAGTATGACACGGACAAAGAAACCCAAATTACATAACAAAACAGGCCCGCAAAGGTACTTTGATTTTGGTACGCTTGAGAAAGTGACGCTCCTATCTATGCTAGGAGCTACGGACCAGCAGCTTGCCACGTACTTCTCGGTTGACGTTACGACTGTTGAATATTGGATGCGACATTTTCCTGTATTTGCAGCAGCACGAAAAAGAGGAGGCATGGAGGCAGATATGCAAGTATCTAAATCACTGTTCAAACGTGCGGTAGGGTATGAGTATGAAGAAAAGGAATACACGAATATCCGTAACAAGCAAACAGGAGAAAACACCCACTTGCAATTAGTGCGCACAGTTGTCAAACATGTGGCGTCCGATACAAAGGCAGCCATCCATTGGTTGCGTATTAGACAGCGAGAGACGTGGAGTGTCGTGGACGAAATGCGTCATTTGCACAAACACACGGGAAGGGTGGAACACTTGCACAATGACCTACAAGACATACCAATCGAGGAACTCACCAAAGAGGCGCAGAGCTTATTATTTGAAATAACACAAAAGCAGCTTGAAAAAGATACTGACGCTGCATAACCAAAACAACTATGGAAAAACCAATTTTATTAATAGGCGCCACGGTGAACGTAAATGGAGCCCTATACAGAAAAATAGACAATTGGAAACACGCGAAAGTCTACACAGGATTCAAGCGTATTGCCGATCGCGCTCTTATTAAGGAGTTTGAACGTGTGCAGCAAAAGAACAGCTCACTGAGCAGAAAGCTGAGGGATCTACTTGAGTTAGAGTTCAATTGTAGGTTTGAAATTGTTGATGCGCCAAAACCAAAAAAAGGATGAAGCACGAAGTCACGTTGGCAATAAAGTTTAAGGAGACGACACTTAAAAAGGTGAATACTATGGTACCTTCAAAAAACGAAGCGGAAGCATACGATAAGGCTATGACGTTTGGAGAGCGGAGTCTTAGGGTAGAAGTAGTCGGTATAGGTGAACACAGCTTAGAGGCCACTGAAAATATAGTTTCCGAAGCAATCGCAGCAGCACCACAACGCCCACAGGAGCCTCGAAGGACATTAGGAGAATTAGAAGCCCAATTAGTTGTAAGGTTAGGAGAGTACAACGCCATAATTGATTCCATAACTAATACCGATTCAATTAAGGAAACTCTGGTACAAGGTAAAAGGGCTGTGCAGTACTTTAGGGAATTGGAGAAGGATTTTAGGGAATTGGCAAATATCTTAGATTATCAAATAGACAATACAGGAAGGTTATGAAAGGATTCGAAATATTTAACGACACACGCACCAAGTTTGGATTACTAGATCGGATTAGAATACTGATAGGCAGGGAGGTATTAGTATCACTAGTAATCACAGTTTCAGAGGATGTGGATATACTTGAAACATCTGCCAAGGTGCAAGTGAGTCCACTATTCCCCAATAGGCACAAATACAGAGGAGCAATAGATTCCATTCAAGCAAGGGTGGAATCTATTGACAACGGTACCGAGCAATTAGGTTACACATACAGCCCTGCAAACGATCCATTGAAATCCATATTTATGGAGTGGATGTGGATTTGGTTATCTCCGTATGTCAACCAGTATCAGTTCATGCGTGAGTTCGAGGAACGTTTAGACAAGTACGCAGCAAGCAGAACAAAACAGAAAGCGCCTTTACTAACTCCCCAAGATCCATCGGAAGTGTTGCACAGCTTCCGCGACTTTGTAAATAAAAGGTCGATGAATATTACTCATGTTTACAACAGTGATATCGTCGATTACCTCAAAAAACTCAACCAAAAGCAAAAAAGTAATGACTAAGGACAAAGTACGTCTCAAAGTATTCTTAACCAAAGAGTATAAGTTCCGAGCAGAGATCAAGGAGCCAAACTGTGCTGCATACGAAGTAACAGTGGGTGGAAAGGAATGGCAAAAAGGAAAAGGTCGGGAGCATGCAATCCAAATTCGTCTAAAGTGCGCCAACATACGTGAATCAATAACAAACACCCTACAAGACTTATCGCTAGACGGAATGTGGAAAGTACCCAAAAATTAAAATTATGGAAAGATTAGCAGAAAAGACAGTAGAAGAGTTGAAGGAAATTAGAGAGCAATATGTAGGAAAATACATTGGTGACTTTGATAAACCTTT